ATCGTCTTTATGAAATTAAAGACATTGAGTATGCAAAACCATATTATCAGTTACAAAACCTTTATGTTTATGAACTGTATTGTGAACTCTTCCGCTATCAGGATGAGGTTATTGCTACTGGAATCGATGAGATTGATAATGAACTTCTTGGCGATGAATCTGATGGAGTGACGGATGATGGTATCAATACGATTCAAGGTTATACACAAACATTGAATTTGGTTGGAACTGCATCACAAGCGACTGCAGTAACTGGAATTGCTACTGGAGTTATTAGAAATATTACCATCACTAACAGAGGTGGTGGATATAAGGTAAAACCATCCGTAGGAATTGGTTCTGCACCTGTTGGAGGAGTAACTGGTATAGCAACCGTTAGAATGATTAGCGGAATCAACGTATGCAACTTGAATACAAACGCTGCCCTGAAATCAGTACAGCATGTGGATTTGGTCAACGCTGGTTCTGGATATACCATAGCACCATCAGTTAGAATATATGGTGGTGGAGGGACTGGTGCCGCTGCAACTGCTGCTATAGGAGATTATGGAGTAGGTATCGTAACAGTTACTGCAGCAGGTGGTGGATATGTATCTGCTCCACAAATAACATTTACAAACGAAGTATTCAGAACAGGTGTTACAACAGTATCAGCAGCTGCTACAGCAGTTGTTAGTTCCTCTGGTGCAATTACTGCAATTAACATAACAAATGCTGGTCTTGGATATTCTGTAGCACCTACGATTAGCATTGCTGCTCCTGGCACAGGTGGTAGTGGAACCTTCGCATTCAACGAATCAGTTACTGGTTCTGTTTCTGGAGCAACAGGAGTTGTAAGATCTTGGAATGCTACTACCAATGTTTTAGAAGTAAGTTCAGTTAGTGGAACTTTCTCTCTTGGAGAAAGTATTGTTGGATCTACATCTGGTGCTTCTAGATCACTACTGACGATTGATAGAAATCCTGACAATGATCCGTTTGCAGATAACTTTAATATTGAAGCAGCAGCAGATGCTATCATAGATTTCTCTGAACAGAACCCATTCGGCATACCCTAAATACAATTACGTTATTGCCAAATATAAACTTAGGTTTAAATCATGTTTGAGTATTTTTACAACGAAATTCTGAGAAGGACTATCATTTCGTTCGGAACTTTGTTTAATGCTATTAGCGTTAAACAAGAAGGATCTGATATAAGAATTCCTCTGGCGTATGGTCCTACCCAAAAGTTTTTGGCAAGAATTGAGCAATCTCCAGATCTCAATAAACCCATGGCAATTACATTGCCAAGGATGTCTTTTGAGTTTACTGGGTTGACATATGATCCTTCTAGAAAAGTAACGACCACACAACAGTTTAAAGTAAAAGATCCAAATAGTAACACAGACGTAAAAAAATCTTTTATGCCTGTCCCCTACAACATGGCATTTGAACTGTCTATTTACTGCAAACTAAATGATGATGCTTTACAGATCATAGAACAAATTTTACCATACTTTCAACCTCAATATAATTTGACAGTTGAACTGGTAGAAGAGATTAAAGAGAAAAGAGACGTTCCTATTGTTTTGGAAAACATAACAATAGATGATCAATATGAGGGAGATTTCACTCAAAGAAGAGTTCTTCTTTATACTTTAAGATTTACAGCAAAAACATATCTGTTTGGTCCTGCATCCTCCGCAAGCAAGGACATCATCAAGAAGTCTACAGTCAGTCTTCTTACTGGAAAAGATACCACAAACAGCAAAAGAGAAGTTACATATTCTGTTACTCCAAGAGCAATCAAAGATTACACTGGAGAAGTTGCAACCAATATTTCTGCAGACATTACAACATCTACCAAAACATTTGAAGTTGATGATGCAAGCACTCTCACCGCCAAAACATACGTTGATCTGGAAGGGGAAGAACTATTCATCAAGTCTATTTCTGGCAACAAAATCACAGTTCTCAGAGGTCAAGACGGTACAACAGTCACATCACACGTTCAGGGTTCACCGATCAAAAATATTACCGCTGAAGACAATGCTCTTGTTGAAGAGGGCGATGATTTTGGATTTGATGGAACCATCACTGGATTCTAATTATGGAGAAAAAATTTGATAAACTGAATGAAACCTTTAATACCTCCAACGAATTAGTACAACCAGAAGTAGTTGAAGAAAAAATAGAAAAGGTAAAATCTTCAGTTGATGATGTTAGAAAAGATTATGACTACACTAGAGGCAATCTTTATAGTATAATTGAAAAAGGTCAAGAGGCAATTAATGGAATCCTAGAACTTGCACAGGAGAGTGAAATGCCAAGAGCATATGAAGTTGCTGGTCAGTTAATTAAAAACGTTGCAGATGCAACCGACAAATTAATGGATCTTCAGAAAAAACTGAAAGATGTGGAAGAAGAGAAACAAGCAAAGGGACCATCCACTGTGAACAATGCTTTGTTTGTTGGATCAACCGCAGATCTTGCAAAAATGCTCAAGACTGGGTTAAAAGAGGACAATAAATAATAAAATAGACAGGAGCTATATTAAACGTGGCATTAAAGAAGCCTTCAGATTTTTTTGGAAATACTAAAAAAACTCCCCTTGATAAAGTGCAAGAGGAGTATAGTTCTGCGACTCCAGAAAAAATAGAACAGGTTTCAGAGGCATTTGATGTATTTAAAGGCAATTTAAATCACATACAGTCACTATCAGATTTTACAAATACGTTTGACAGTTTTAAAAATAATTTAGACAAAGTTGAAAGTGTTTCTGAAGAAGTATCTTCAATTAAGGAAGATATTAAAAATTTAATTAAAAAAGAAGATTTAGATAGTGCCATGATGGCACACCTTCTTTTTGTTCAAGAATCTATATCTAAGATAGAGTCAAAAATATCATCTATCAATGACGAAACCGTTGATAAAATAAAAGAAGACTTTGGAAATCTTTCTACATCTGTAGAGAATTTTCTTAGTATTGACGTGCCGCAATATAAAAAATTAATTTCTGAATCCGAAGTTAGAGTTGATGATAGATTTGGAACATTTAAATCTCAAGTAGAAGAAAATTTAGGTAGTATCAAAGCAGACATAAACAAAGAAGTTACCTCCGTTTTAGCAGATATCGAAAGTCTTGGAGAAAGCACTGTACTTGACGCAAAAAAAGATTTTAAAAAACATACTAAAAAAATAAATGAAACAGTAAACGCACTTGTTGAAGAAGAACTTCCAAAGTATAAAAAACTGTTTGCAGAAACTGAGATTAGAACCGAAGAAAAAATCAAGACAGCGATTGATTCATATCAGGATACCATTGAAAGTCTCAATAAAACAGTAAAAGAATTTACGGAAGTAGAAATTCCAAAGTATAACAATCTTCTCATTGAGAATAAAATTAAATCTGAAAAAGAAGTAAAACAATTGGAGGAAGAAGTTCTTTCAAAAGTTAGTTCTCTAACAGAAAAAGTTCAAGATATTTCTGGAGGAATTCATGAGAAGACTGAAGAAAAAATGGAAGATCTTCAGTCTATAATAGTAGAATATAGAACAGAGATAGATTCAATATCTAAAACATATGACTCTCTTTACAAAGATTTTAAAAAGAGGGAAATTTCCGAAAATAAAAAATTAGAAACATATTCTACAGAGATTAAAAAATATCAAAGTAGATTTGAGTTTTTAGAAGAGACTGTAAATGAAGATCTTAGAGAAATTCAAAGTGTTTTGATTCAATCAAATGAAAATTATCATGCAAGTCTTAAAACTGAAGTAGGTAAGTTTAGAGATAAAATTACTGGACAGATGAAAGATCTTGAAGTTGATCTTGTAGTCAATGAGCAGCATATTAAAAAACAAAATGAGAACATAGAATCAATTCAAGAAGAATTAAAAATAGTTTTAGAAAAACTACAACTAAGTTCTATTGAAGAAAAGAGCAATTCTTTAATGGAAAAGATCAACAACATTGAAGGAATTCTTTCAAATGTTAGTGATACCGTAAAGGAAAAAAGTGTTCTAAAAGAAGACAATCCAAATTTACCTGGAGATCCATCAACAAATAATTCAGATGATCCACTGACTCCTCTTGATCAAAAATATGTAACATTAGAACAGTTACAGCAACACTATAAATTATTTGTTCAAAGAGTCCAACACCAACTTTCAAGTCTTGGCGGAGGTGGTATTGAAGATGCTCCAAATGATGGGCAAATTTATAGTCGTAAAAATAGACAGTGGATATTATCTACAGGTGGCGGGGGAAAATTTACAGACGATAGTGTTGGTATTCATACAACTAGTAATGTTGGACTAGGTACAACTGCTAGATCAGATTCTACCCTCTATGTTGATGGCAACGCCACGATTACTGGTGATCTGAATGTCACTGGAGATCTTTCCTATGATGAGGTAAATGCTAGAAATTGGAATATTACTGGCATTGCAACTGTTGGAACAGCATTCTATATGCCACAATACACGACTGCAGCAAGAGATGCGGCAACTTTTAATGAAGGAGCAATGATCTATAATACAACAATCAAAAAAATGGAGTTCTATGATGGGACTAATTGGGTAGCACTGCCTGGTATGACACTTGGTCTTACTGTAGCACTCGACGGATGATAAATAATAAAGAGTAATCACTCAATTGAATGACCAAAAACGGCAAATGTAAAGCAGGATATTATTACTGCTACACAGATGAAAAATGTAAACCTATTCCCAAAGGGTTCAAGGTAGTGGGTCGTGCTGGTATGCTCCGCAAGGAGAATGGGCATTCGGTAGATGATGAAACCGAAACCGAAACCAAGAAAAATGGTAACGGCAATGGCAATGGCAATGGAAACGGTAATGGCAATGGTGGGGGTATGAGTGAGTCGAAAAGTGGTGATAGTTCTTTGCGTGACTGGTTTAGCAAGAGTAAGTCTTCTGATGGCAAGCCTGGTTGGGTTCAACTCGGTGG